TCATCACCGCCAAAGCTTTGTGCTGCTGGAGCTGGCTGAGCACCTGTTACTTTTCTAATCAAGTCCATCATGCCGTCATGGTCATCGACTACATCAATTTCCATTTCGCCAGGTTGACCTTGTTGACCACCGTCTGTTGGTTGCAATGACATTGCACTAGATTGACCTTGTTGACCAGCATCGTCGCCGCCAAACAAACCTAAACCAGCTTGTTTGATAACAGACAATAATTGATCTGCTTCACCGTCTTGTGCAGTTACTGAGACTGAATCAGGAGATCCTTGCTGACCTTTACTAATAGATACAGTCATTCCTTCATCAACTTTACCTTCTAACAATGCATTTAGTTGAGAATCTAGGCTTTCAAAAGCACGTGAGTCGTAATTTGTTCTATCTGTAAATGTCTTTCCACCTACAGAGAACTTGTCACCTTTAGGAGTTCTTGCTAGAGCCGTAGTGAAAGCATTACCTTCACCCATTGCATCATCTGCCATACCGCCTACTGTTGCCGGTGGCATTTCGAATATGTCTGCTTCACCTACAACTGCAGGACCCATTTGACCGTAGCACTCATCTAGACCTTCTTTATAGCCTTCATGGTACATGCGAGCTTCTTCCATGTCTTCATAGTTTTTACCACAGTGACTATTGCCTTTTAATCCATGTGATTTACCAGCTAGTCTAGCGGCTTGCAAACTTTGTTCCATGCCTTCTTTGACTTTCTTTTTCTGATCTTTTTTAGCAAAAGGATTTACACCTTTCTTAGGTGCTGCGCCCTTCTTCTTGCCTTCATTGTCATCCTTACCAGGCTTCTTGTCAGCCCAATTAGGAACTCCATCATTGTCATCATCTGGCTTTTTATTTTTAGCTGCGGCAGGCTTTTTCTTATCATCTTTCTTAGCAAAAGGATTAACACCTTTCTTACCTTCTAATACGCCTTGACTGCGGCCGGCACCCAAGCCTGCACCCATATCATTTGCATCTGAAGGAATATCAGCTTCTTTAATCTTTTTCATTTGTGAACCAGCAATACGTTTTGCTGCCTCAATGCCATACTTTGGTGTTAGCTTACGAACCATTGCGTCAAAACCGGTAGTAGCATTGTTGTGCTTACCAATGTCTTTTTCATTTACTTTTTGTGTAGTTGGTACATGTCCAAATGCACCAGCTTGTTTTTTGGATGCACGATCTAAACCTTGAGCACGTTTCTCATCACCGCCCATATATTTGTCAAATGCTTTATCCTGATATCTAGCAACTGTACCAGCATCTAATTCATTTACTTGTTGGTCAGGCATCAATGTCATTTCACCCTTGCCAATAGATTGTTTAATCTGATTAGCCAATTGTGGATTGTTAACTGTACCTAATGTTTTGTCACCTTGCTGAATAACTTGTGTGTTCTGTGGTGTCTGACCTTGAACTTGTTGTGGCTGGCCAGGTTGCGATGTTTGACCAGGCTTCTTAGGCATCTGACTTGCTGGTTTGATTTGAATCTGTTCAGCTTCGTACATCTTTTCTCTGCGCTCATCGATTTGGTCAAAGTATTCTTTGATACTGTGCTTAGTAGTTTTCTTTTTGTCATGTGCTGGTAACTTAACATCTTTACCATGTTTTACGCCAAACGCACTGAAGTCATACTTTTTGTTTTCACCTGAAGCAGCGGCAGCTTTCTTTGGACGACCACGACCACGAGGAGCAGTGTCTTGCTTTACTCTGTTGCCTTCTTCGTCTTCATCATCTTTGCGACCATATCCACCTGGTTCAGCGGTGTGCCTAACACCAGTCTTAGTCTTTTCTGTAGCCTCGCTCAACTGGCTCATTTTTGCTAGCATGTCTTTTAAATTCATTTCAATTCTTCCTTTGAATTATTTTCTTGCGCCAGTTTGTGGCTTTTCTGGTCGAGTAATCTTACTCATTGGGCTGTTTGCCCCTATCTTGTCTTGTGGAATAGCTTTGAATGGATCAAACGCACTAGGTGTTTCTTTACCTGTATACTGCATTTGAATCTGATTGCCCTTCATTTGTTCTTTAACACTTGATAGATATGAATCACCATATGCTTTGTTTGCATCTTTAGCACCGGGCATTTCTTCTAATTCAGTATGATTCAACAAAGGACTATGGCTTTCTTCATCTTCATAAGCCTGAGTCTCACTATTAATACTATCATTGTAGTTAGTTTGAATTGCACGAACCATATTGACGTTGTATCCTAATAATTGAGCAACTTGCTGAATCATTGGTTCTGTTGCTGGATATCTAAAGTTTGCTTTGATAATCGTAACAGATTGATTACGTAGGTCAGGGAACCCATATGGGTCTTTCTGAATCGGCGTGCTTGACGGAGTAGTAATGTTGACTGCATCAAATTTCTCTTTTAGATTATGTGTAAACAAATCTAAGAAATTTTTATCAACATCGCCGGCGATCTTAATTGTATAATCGTAAAGCTTAACGCTTTCAGTGATATATTGTTTTAGGCTTCTCATTGCATATTCCTGTATCTAGTATTTATCATTGTTCATCTTTTTTACCAGACAGAATTTTTAGCAATTCATTTCTGTCTAGTGTTTGACCCTCACCCAATGGTGTAGCTTCTATTTCTTCGGTCTTCGCTGATTGTTTTTGATCCAAAGCTGCTTTTTTAAGCTGTAATTCAATCATTTTTAGCTTTTTAGTAAGTTTGGCTGTTTTAGCAGTGATAGCATGATTCAACATTGTGCCGGCGCTATTAAAGATTTCTGCACTGAATCTGCTGTCAACTTGCATACCCAAATCCATTAAATCTTTGTAGCTGTTCTTAGCTAAATCCGCAAGCTCATCCATTTCTGCATCACTAGATTCAAGTCCGCGGACTTGTGGTAATGCTTGTTCTATCTTTTCTAAGTTAGATAAAGCTTCTTGAGTCGAAATTTCTATCTCTGCTTTTTCAAGGTTAGATTGATTAGCGTCTTTCTCTACTTCTATTGGAAGCTCAAACAGTTCTTCTAGTTTTTTTGTCATAATATCAGTATTTATTGTATTTTTGGAACACTACTACTTTTAATAAGATACAAGTCATAAGTTATCAATGTCCAGGTCAAACAACTCATTATACAACTGTTTGGCTATGACGCGGTTACTATTTGCTATTTTTAGAAAATGATGAAAATTGAACTTGATTATTTTTTTGATTGGCTCAGAGTTTATAGTATTGAAAAATTCAGCATCAGTTAGTTCAGATAATCTTTTTATTTCTTTCACTACCGATTTTCTTTTAGAATCCGGTGAGTCGATAGCCATATCATATGATTCATCAATGTACGGATGAAATGTCTTAAACCCTTCTTTCCTCAATATCTCCAAGATACCTGAGGAACCGTATATCATAAAGGGCTTACCCATCATTATAGGTTTGAATGTTTTTTCGGTAATAATCAAATTATGTTTGCTACGGTTATCCACTCTTGTTTCTACAATTATGTTTACTTCACCTTTAAGAAATCTTAGACTCAATGAGTTTGAGAAGGGATCAAGAAGTATACCGTCATGGTAGGGTAATCCGTCAATCCATTGGTGTACGTTTCCTAGGTTTGTTACAAAATCGGGTATGTGTTTATTTTTTAACTCATCTTTAGTAATGTAAACATGTGGATAAGGAATGGCCTCAGGATGTAGATTTGTAAAAGTATAATCAAAATTATTTAATAGATTATGCTGTATTAAATCACACAGCAATTCAAATCGAAGTATGTCAAATCTTCTAGTAAAGAGAGTGAACTTTTTAGGAGTGTCTACTACTGTTTTTTTGATAGCATCTATTTCATTTTTATGTTTAACATATTGGTCATATGCCATATCCATATGTAAGTTATAGCAAAAAATGTTTGGGGTAGGAAGACCCATATCAGTTAACAAACTATTAATCTCCGTCTTCTCATAGTTAAAAGAAACTTGTATCCAAATTTTGCTTATATCGAAACCCGAACTATGGAGATTTTTTATTGTTGGGGCATATGCTTCAACATTTGTAGAAAAATCGTTCATGACATATATATGGTTGTCATCGAATTCTTGGTATAGCATCTGAATATTTTTTGGAAAATATTTTTCTATTTCAAAAAATTGTGCAGAATCTAAGACATAGATAGAATGATTTTCTAAAGGATCTTCTTCGATTGTTTTGTATCTATTGGTATTATATAGATTAGTAAATATGCCACGCAGGTTTCCACAATGCATTGGGTCAGCTAGATTTTTATTCACATATATTGTTTTCATTTTAATTTTTACCTTTGTAATGCTATGCGTCTGTTACTTTCGTACCAAATCTAAATCTTGAAAAAGTTTTTTGTGTTCGATTGCTGACAGTTTTCCCAAATTTAAAAATCTGCGTAAATTATAATTTACTGTCTTATCTAATTCATCTAACTTTCGAAAAAACTCTGCATCCGTAAGTGTATTGAGCATTTTTATTTGGTTTATTATTAACGTTTTCTTTTTTACCATGTCATCCGTTTTGTCATAGCTTTCATCGACAAATGATTCAAAAGTTCTAAACCCTTCTTTTTTCAGTAATTCTAGACTACCGGATGGAGCTATCATCATAAAAGGTTTTTTTGACACAATTGCTTTATACGTTTTCTCGGTCAACATGATATCTTGTTGTTCTGTATTACGATAGTGCGTAAAAGTTGTTTCTAACACAATATTAAGACCTGACTCTTTATAACTTTTATATATTCCTATCGGGAACGATTCTCTTAAGTTATCCACATCCAAACAGTAAGGCATTCCATCAATCCATCGATGGATTACATGAGTCTTACTTGGATATAATTTTGTTATTTCATGATTTTTTAATTCATCTTTTGTTATCCAAGGATCAGGATAAGGTTTGAATTCAGGATGGAAATTAGTAAACGTATAGTTAAAATATTTCAAAATATCTTCGTTTAAAAAATTACAGAACAAATCATATCTTGAATGACAAAACCTTCTAGTAAACGCACTATATCGTTTTGAAATCACTGAATTTGACAGACTCTCAAAGAAAGGTATATTTTCAGTATACTGATTGTATATTTCATTCATCCAGGTGTTGTGAAAGTATATGTTTACTCCATGTATGCCAATTGATTCTAGTTTTTCTTTCAATTCTGAACATTGATGTAATAAAGACAAACTAAACCATAAATTTTCAGGACGAAATTTGTACTTATAAATGAGAATAGCTATGTACTGCACTGTGCTTTCCATTGGAGTAGTGAAGTCGTCTAAAAACAGTATATGCCCGTCGGATAAGTTTGCAAACTGATTCAGTTGATTTTTCGTTATATATTTTTCAATATGTCTTATAGTAAATCGTTCTGTCACAAAAACTGAATTATCAATGATAGGATCATGTTCAATGGTGTACACCCCTTCATCTATTCTGTGAGTAATTGGTTGTCTTACTAAAATGGTTTTCCAAGCATCGTTAAAATATAAATTCCTCATTTTTTTCTACCGTTATAAAACAAGTCATCTTCTGTTATGACTCTAAAAGTATATCCTTGACTTTTACAATACCCCATAGCGGCTCCCCACTTAGCATGATTAATTGCTACAACTATTCTATCCTTAGCATTAGACACCTTACTTTCAATAATACTTTGCTTCTTGGGTTTGATTTCTACTACTTCTGCTATTTTTTGTCCAAACTTATTTTCGTATACTACAAAAAAGTCAGGTATATAGATTGTTGGCTTCCCTGTCATGGGATGTTTGTATGGGATACGTAGTGCTTCGCTAGCCCAATATAAAACATTCTTGTTTGTATCACAGAACGTCATAAACGTTAGTTCCCAGCCCGAACGGTATCTGGGACTATGATTGCCTATATATTTTTCAGGATGCTTAGGAGCATATATGCCTTGTGCATATTTTGCCATTTTATAATACCACGTTTCGAGCTACAGGAACAACTGGTTGAGGTATTACACTTACTCCGTATAGTGATGTTTTTGATTTAAGACTGTTTAGCCAGTAACATATTTGCTTGTTCAATGACAATGAATTAGGTTGTCCCTTTAATTCATTCAATAAGCTAAGTACAGGAACACCTGTTTGAGTAGATATTCTAAACAGTACAGTGGTAAAATTATCTGCTATGTTTTTTGTGTCACATACGCTAGTGAAATACCCATGCACAATGTCATATTCACTGGCATTTATACGTAAGTCTGTTTGATAGAATGCGTCAAAAATTCTAACGGTTCTATCTAGTGTTGTTTTGTCATCAATAATTCTAGGCATGTAATTTACAGGTTTGTCTGTCTACCTGCATAAGTTACATCACCTGATGTTTGAATTGAACTTCTAGCAAGTAGAGTAGGTGAGCCTGCTCCATAGTTAGGTGTAGTCAAATTAGTGGGAAATAAAAAGGCTACATTTCTATTTAGATTAGGATTATCACGTAACGAAATTGCCAATCCTGCCTGAGATTGCAATTGATTTGACGTTACTAATCCAGGAACTTTTTGATAGTTATATGCTACGTTGGCAGTGTTTTTTGCAATCGTTCCCATGATTAATCCTTTAATGATTTTATAAAGCCACCTTCAGGATCTAAATATGCCCCGGGGCCCGGAACTACACTATTGGCACCTACAGGCGTTATTGGACTTAATTCTCTGTCATAGGATGCATCTAATCCAAATCCTTGTACAATGTTATCAGGAGTTCTTCCGTCCATACCACCTTCATTGTACACTACAGTTTCATATGCAATATCCATTTTTAACTCCATTGTACCGGCACCGTCAGCATATGCATAAGTGTCATGGTCAAATTTAGTAATCATGGGATTGATTAAAGTATACGCTGTGAAATTGTGTCTATTGAATCCAAAGACCGTTATATTTCTAAAAAAGGGTTGTTTAACTTGTTGACTAGAATCTGCGAATGATTCACCAATATAACCCCAATTGTTATTGCCGGTTAAGTTAGCGTCATAGATGTTTCTTACATTATAGTTTTGATTTGCGGCGCCGCCACCTGGCTCACTTGATTCTACGTCAGCACCGGTATCACCTTTAAATACTCTAAGGTTAGTACTGTCTTTGTAATAATAAGAATAGTATGCATCCCACATTTTTGTCACAACATTTAATGAATCATCATGAAATGTAATGTTAATAGGATCATAGTTTATTTTAGTTTGTACAATTCTTTTTCTATTGTACTGATTCAAATCATGTGTTTTGATATTGAATGATGGTAGCTTTATTGTCTTAACTAGCAAGCCAAAATTATCCCCGGTGTTTATATTTCTATCATAAACAGCGGGGTTAATATCAAAAAACGTATGAAATAAAAACTTAAATTTAGGTGCAAGATCATACCCACCTGGTCGAAAAATTTTCGATGCGTGAGTGAAATCTCTAAGGATGGAACTGCCGAAACCGGCAGTTCTCTGTACTTCATCACCGTAGTACGACATTTAAGTATTAAGTACCTACTGAAGTAGACGTACCATCTCCGCCACGTGGGAATGAGCCAGCAAATGAACCTACGCCAGATTCTAGACCATATGGCTCAGACTGAATTGCGTTGTCATATTGCAATGTTAGTGCAATTTTAACATCTTCAGATTGACCATAGTTTAGAGTGTTGTAGTTCACTGATTCAACGTAGCAACCATATAGTTCCCAACGTTCTAGAATAACTGGTTCATTTGTACCATTACCACCATCAAGAATATCGATATATGTGCTAAACTTATAGTCACTTGCGCTTGCGGCACTAGCTTGTTCAATAAAGTCCAATTGTTTCTGTAGTTGTTCGCCAACTGCTCTAGAAACATTACCTGCGGCGTCATCACGAATGTTGACGTTCAACGGTGCCCATGTATGCTTACCTGCCATGAATACAGTTGAGTTGTATACTGGTAACGTAATTTTAGCAAATGACACGTTAGGACGTGAACAATCTACTACTTGGCGTGTTAATTCCTGTGCATCGGTTAGACCAAAGTTAAAGAACAATACGCGGAATCTGTATTGTAGCTTTGGCATTAACAACGTGCCGTTAGCTGGGGATAAATCTTGTCCACCCGCTACCGAGAAGTTGTTTAAAGATTGTGAGGCTGTTGCCATTTTGTATTTCTCCTGTTAATATTATTTATCTTTTATTAGAGAGCGCCCATTTAAGGGCGCTCTACTTAATAAATTATGCTCCTGATAGTTCACCTGTATTCAATATACGCACTGGTATATAGATGAATTCAGCTGCCTTAACAGGTTCGATTGCAACGTCAACCCACAACTCGTTTCTATCGATACGAGCAGGAGTATTGTTAGATTCATCGCAAACAACTAGATAGTCATAGATACCACGTTTTGCAACTAGGTCTAAACATAATGATTCAATAGTGTTAGCAATCTGACCTCTTGTGAAGCCATCGTTAGGTTCGAACACGTATGGACGACCGGCTAATGTCAATTGTCTACGCATGTAAGCTACTAAGCGAGCAACGTTAGTTCTGTCTAATGCAGAGCTAGAGTTAAAGCTTGTCTTATTACCGTAGTTCAATAAACCGTTACCTGTAAAGAACACTAGAGGGTTAATGAAGTTCACATATAGAACATCACGAATACCCAAACGAGTCTTGATTACTTGGAATTCACCAGTTGTTCTGTTGACATAACCAATATTCGCAGCGTTATCAATAATACCACGACGTGTACCGGCAGCCGCTAACCAAGGATAAGCGATTGTGTCATTACGTAAGAATGTTCTTAACATCATGTGTGATGCAGGAACAGCAACTAAGTTACCGCTCAAATCACTAGTGATACCACTTGGATAGAATAAACCTAGATATGTGTTACGAGTTACACAACCTTCTTCACCAGTGCTTGTCGCGCCGGCTGCGTTAGTTGCCCATGCTTGAATGTCAGTAGCACTATCAGATAGTCCCATTGGAGTGTCACCCAAGATGTAACCTGTTTCGCCACGATCACTATTCAATACAACCATGTTAGGTTGTAATTCTGGATAGTTAGGAGTAGCCATCAAGTTGAAGAAGTTATCTTCATCACGCAAATCAGTGTTAGTGTCGATTGCCGCACGTAATGCTTCAACAACCATAGCACGTTGTGCCTTACGACCCATATACGGAGCACCGTTAGATTGTAAACCGCTTACTGATACCCATGCATCTCTTTCTGTTGGTAGAGACTCACCTGGGAAATTAGCATTGCTAAAGTAATTTGCCTTGAATTGTTTAACATTGTATCCTGAACGGCGTGTGTTAAACAACAGCATACCTGTTGGGTATAATGATGCGTCAGGTGCATCAATGTCTAGGTAGTTGCTTGTTAGCAAACTAGTAATAGTTGGGATAGGATCATCAGTTACTGATGTTGTTCCGTTAGTTGCCCAACGACCGTCAGAAAACAATACACCCTCAGGATTTGTTTGATCTGAATTATCTAGCAACACCCATTGATTTTCTCCACTAACAGATTGCCAACGATTGATTACTGGATAGTTTTCTAAATCACTTGTGTTAATCCATATGTCACCATATGACAATGCAGTACCATCGCTTTGTAGCGTAGGCTCTGTTGGACTTACGATAGGACCATTAGGATCAGTAGTATTAGCGCCTGTAGGAGTAGGGAAACCGTTTAAGTCATAATTTTGATTCTTATAACCTTTCCAGTTGCCGTTGTAATTGATCATAATATCAACTTGATCTGCTACACTATAGAACCAATTACGATTGTTGATAGGATTGGCTACCGGAGCTCCTTCGTTAGCAGTATATTCAAATTCTACCCAATTAGATAGTAATACAGCGTATACTGATGTGCCGGATCCTGAAATGTATGTTATACTAGTAACTCCACCGCTAACGTTCACTGAAGTAACTTCAATTATTAAGTTATTAGTACCGGTGTCGCCGCCTAAATCAGTCCCGTCAAATGTTACTATTTCGCCGACTACATATCCAGAACCAGCATTTGCAAACGTTGTAGAGAATGGAACATAAAAACCATATAAAGAACTAACGTTTATCTCTAGTCCAGTACCACTACCTGAAGTAACTGATTGAGGTACACCAGAATATGTCGTTCCTTGTGAATTGAAATATTTTACACCATCTGTAGTATTTGCGATGAATCCAGCTTCTACTAAAGCCCCATTAGATTTACCTTGTTGTGCTCCAGTCGTGTACATATCGCTAATAGAAATAGATCCACCTTCACTGTGAGTAATTTGAATTGCTCCGGAAGTTGCAACCGTTGCCGTTGCATAAGGAATACCTGCAGCAGCCCAAGCAATTACAAAGTCTGATGCATCAGCACCTTCAGTAATTGTTACTGTATATACCGAAGACATTGTTGCTGAGTTAGGAGAAGATACTGTTACACTCAACAGATATGGGCCTGTGCCAGCTGGTCCCAAAGCTGAGAAGTCAGGTGATGTATTTGTTCCCGTGACAACCGTTGGTCCAGTAGCTGTGCGTTTCCAGTAATAAGTAGGAGTAACTTTGGATGTGTTGTTAAAATTATACTGACCGTAAATTGTTCCAGCTGGGATAGCTTGTCCACCAGTTGGATCTAATGTAGCATTAATTGCCGCATCACTTATTGCTAAAGGAACAGTTTTAACTACCCAATCTTCAGTAACGGTGCTCCATTCTTTTATAACTGGATTCAATCCAGTTCCACCAGCCTTAAACCATACAGATCCTGTTGGACGAGGGTTGACTTGACCTGCTTGCCATGATGGTTGTTGTGCTCCAGTTCCCCATTGAATTAGAGGTTGATAATATGTTCCGGGTGTTATACCTAAATCAGCTAATGCAGTACTACCGGAGCCACCTTCTGTAAGTGTAATAAAACGAGCAGGTCCTGTAACAGGTTCCGGTACATTTTCAAATATACACAATTTACCATTGCGAACTGATGCAGTTACATAGGTCCATCCCAAATTATTAATTTCGGCAGCAACGCCTGCAACGTTACCAATACCACCGCCTGCATCAGGTACGTTTATTGCTACTGTAACAGTACCATCTAAATTTAAGTTAAATGTATCACCGGCATCTAATACCGGGTTAGATTCAGTGCCTTCTACAGTAGGCCAATCTGTTTTCCATGTACTTCCTCCTATTTGTGCCCAAACATTAGTAGTAGTCTTATAAAAAAGTTCGAACACTGTTGCAGGTGCAGATGATGTTTGATTTATTGGGTACACCGCATAATCACCAATACTTCCCAATGATTGAATTGGAACACCACCAACCATATTGATAGCGTCTGTAATTACAATCGGATTTTGTAATACAAAACTACTTGTAGTGGCATTAAATTCATAAATACCCCATGTAGTTTCAGTTGTGTCAAACCAATAAGTTCCGTTAGCTGGATTACCTACTGGACGACCTGTAGTACCTACAAGACTTGCTAAGTCAATGTCTGCTCTCAATACGTAGCAACGATTAGTCACTCCGAGTAAAGAGTAAGCAGCCAATAGACCATACTCATTAAGTTCGTATCCCTGCAATGGTGTGCCATTACTACTAGTGTAGAATGTTGGGTTACCGTAAAGAGTAACAAGGTCACGTTGACTCGTAACTTGATATAGTTTATTTGCGTTCGCTGCCGTTGTAGCTGTTGCAACTGCGACACCATTAGGGTCAACCTTATCTTGTGCTGTTGCTAGCAATACGAACGGAACAGAACCGGGTGCGGCTGGAAGATACTGACTTTGGTCAATTACTTGTACTTCTACGCCTGGAGATGTTAATGCCATTTTCTTTTCCTTTATGTAAAATTTTGAGGCTTACGGCCTAAATGCATATTATTATTTAGTAAAAAATCTAAAAAAGGATGGTTTAGCGTGCCTTCGAAGGTTAAAATCATAAATACGTTATGAGCATACTGCGACCTATCTGTGACAAGTGTAATAAGAATTACAGAGCAATTAATTATATCCGCAATGATGTAACTCACTACCGTAGCAGTTGTGATGAATGTGGACGCAAGAAAAAGAAAATAAAACCTAGAAGGTCTCTTTGGGCTAAAGGAGGGTACAAGAAAAAAGCCACATGTGATTTATGTGGCTTTCATAGTGTATTACCTAGTCAGATAACCGTATTTCATATAGACGGTGACTTAGAAAACATCAATACAAGCAATCTCAGATCGATATGTCTTAACTGCATTGAGGTGGTAAAGAAAAAAGAAGTTACGTGGCGTAGGGGTGATTTAACCGTTGATTATTGATTGTATGCTAGTATGTAATTCGTCAATAGTACCGTTATTGTCGATGTAATGGTCATATCCTAGTCCAATACTTGAATACTCACTTGCATGTACTCTAAGTTTATCTAGTTTAGCTTTGCTAATAGACCAAGTCATATTACCTACATCACCCTTGTTGTAACTAACTGCGGCTTCATACCATTCTGGTTGCTTGCCTCTGACAACACGCATTGTAATACCACCTGCGTTTTTGATAGCATTGACTTCATTAGCAAATCGGCAGTCGGTTATAACAATATTATCCTTAGATTGACGTAACTTATTCTCTACGCTAGCAACCCAAATATCTTTATGGAAGTTATTACGCAGTACCTCAGTTCCCCAATATTGCAGAACCCAGCGGGGTGTGATATCCATCTGCAAGCGAGTACTCCACCAAATATCAGTCTGCTCTCGCCATTCTCGGCTAGTCTTAGTAGAGCCCTCTAGTAATTCTCTATCCCAACCAAATACTGCTGAAACTGCATCTTTGAGTGAGGCTGCAAAACTTACTCTTTTAAATCCATGAAAAGTACAAAGATAATCTGCAACTGTATCTTTGCCACTACCGATCAGACCGGTTACACCTAGAATCATATGGAAACTCCTATCAGATACTTAGTATATGACAGGAGTGTGAAAAAAGAAAGCGTTTAGGTTAACCTTGAATCCATGTTAACGGCTGACTATAATCTACATATCGCTTCAACTCATCAATTAAATTTACCTGTAATTCTTTTGCTTCAGCTTTCATAGCTGCGCCGTTCAAACTAGTACCTCCACCAGGGCCGGCTATGCTAGCAAACTTTTCACGTGCTTCACCTATGATACCCTTTAACACAGCTAAGGTAAAGTCACCAATCCATACACCTGCTCCCGGGTCTTGTAGTAACACTTCTACAGAACGTTGCACATCAGCCCAAATAAGAACTTTCTCACCAGTGCCTTTAAAGTCACGTACAATACGCATGACCTTGGTCACAGGATCGAATGTATAGTTTAAGTATCCACCGAACATACGTGCAGTCAACTCAACATAACCGGCATAGAAATCATAGGTAGCTAATCCGCCGGCTACGTTATAATTCAACAGGTATGTATTCAATATAGCAGAACTGAATGGATCGAATGATGTAGCTCCGGGGCCAGTTTCTAATCCAACTGTTCTACGGTATAAACATCTTACATTAATAAATTCACTAGGTAATGTATAGGTATCAACGTTTTTAATAACAGTGAATAGGGTATATGTTTCAGCAGTTGCATTCTGTGCTCTTTGTCGGTATATCTTTATGGCGTAATTGAATGCGGCTTCATAGTGCTGCGGGTCTAATTCCAAGTCAATGATATCTCCACCTAATCGCAATCGGATGTTATTAAAGAGGGCTTCTTTTAATTCATCTAGTGTTAAATTAGTGGGTGTTGTTAATATACTTGCTACCATATGTGTTCCTATTATCTTATATTTATCTGGTTACATGTGATTGATATTCTTAGGCAATGGCGAGTAGATATAAATCTACAAGCCAAAAACATTCTTGAGGAACATAGGCGATGATGAATTAAAAGATTACAGTGGAGGATTGTCTATGTCGCACCGACCCCGTGAAGGGACTTTTCCGTATTCGCTGTTAAAGTGTAGGTATATTCATCAGGATTCTACACACAGCCCAGGCCCTCTATCGCAATTACTATGACCTGGCAACTATCAACTATTAAGATATGGGAAACGTTTCTACGCAAAGGGTAGACGTTTAAGCATCAAAGGGTAGTCCCATAAATTTGTGTTGGCCACACATCTACCGTCACTGCACGATGAGGACGGAATTTTGCCGCATTTCCAGGTAGCGGAACCCATAGACCAATAAAAAACGGGCTCGTGGCCCGTTTTAGTTAGATATCGCCTTCTTTGCGATTTTCCGAGTAACTTGCATCAAAACTGCCACCCGGATACCGTGCTTCTAGTTTCTTTACGTTCTCAGCAATAACATCATTAGGGTCAAGATTCAATGCACGACATGCATTGATCCAATACCAAATAACGTCACCTAGCTCACGTTTCATGTGAAAAACGTTTTCTTCGTTTAATGGCTTACCCTGAAAGAACATCTTCTTAGGAATCTCACAGAATTCACCTGTCTCTGCCGCAAGCCCAAGAGCCGCAGTCAATAATAAAGGAACATTGATATCAGGACCATGAGTGCATACTGTAGCATCAAAGTTGGCATCTAGTTCATCTAGGCGGTTCATAAATGTAGTCAAGTCGTTGCTAGGTTTGCTAGTTACAGCTTCAACGAATGTTTGATATTTGTTTAAATCAATGTGTTGTGTCATATTAGTTCCTTATTTGTAAGTGGTGTGTAGTTTGTTTTTAATGATGTAATCATATAAATGATCCGCATATAATTTATGCGGGATTTCATCGTGGTGATAATATTGCGCTTTTGCGTTTTTGTAGCCTAAGTTAGCATATTTGTAGTAGAAGGGTTCTGTGTTGTTGTCAAAATCTAAGAATCTCTTACTGTCAATTTGATCTTTGTACCAAGCCAACGTTGGGTGGTCCTGAGTAAATGTGTACAACGTGTTGACTAGCAAATACTTTACCTTCTGCATTTTTAGAAAATACTGCAATTGCAATGCATACGTTGCACTCAGTATTTCTAAGTATAATTCATTGTCTGCCATAAATCTATGATAGCCCTCAATGAAATCTTGTTCTTTAGATCCATTACCTTTATAGCCCATATTGATTCTAATGTAGTCATCGTGTGTGGGACTATACCAATCTACATGCTTGTCCCACTCCTGATTGTACCAGGTCTTTTGATAGAACGGTACTTCCATTCTTATACCATCAGCCCAACCTACTAGAACGAAAACCTCACTATATGGGTCGTAGTTGTGATTGAACCAATCTAGGACACTTCGAACGATACCTCCATTTGCTGATCCGGCGATAGCAATATTGATAGGTTCATATCCTAATTTTTTAGCTAATAGATTACCAAAGCTATTTTGTCGATTGTATGGACTGTCACATGATCCATCAATCTCTGATCCTGCAGGGTCACTGCCACCTGCGATTAACATTATTTTTTTACTCATTTATTACTCTTAAACGATTTAATACCGATTGATACACAATATCATTTCCCTCTTCGGTATAGTGATTCATAGAACCTCTATGCTTTGAAAAAACATCTTTGAAGTTTAAAAATATCTCAAATTCATGTAGATTTTTCCAATCAATGTGAGAAATGTGTACTGTACTAATTGGACATAATTCTTCAATCTCAGTCAATAATAAATTGTGCATGTGTTCAGCATATTGTATATCAAAATACTTGTCAAAGTAATCTATTACGGGCTGTAACTCGGGGTGATCGGGTAGATGTTCCAATACATCACTGTATAATAGACAACTATTTTTATGTAGCTTGTCTTTATTGTGAACCGGGTGTTCGGGCACATAAAGGCGGTAAGGGCTAGTATGCGATACTAGCACCATATCAAACCTATCTAAATCGACCGACTGTAATTGCTTTAGGATTTTGTATTCACTGCAACCCGCTTGAGCAAGATTTGTTACTTTGTAATCTTTTTCAAGCAGGTTGACCCAACCTTTTCCCTTTACTTTAACAGTCCAATCAGCGGCAAAGCTATCGCCGCAGATTAGAAGTTTATCCATTAAAACGCTTTCAAGATAATCATAGATTCGTTGAAACGACCATTTGGTGTAGTCGCAACAGCTTTAATCTCTTTGAAGTATTTACGTGCTACTGGCTTACTACCCATAATTTCTTTGAGTTGTTCACCTGGCTTGCGCAATGTTTTAACTTCACTGCCTGCGGCATCAAACCCAAGCAATGTATTTCCCTTGACAGTGAAAATCTTCGAGTATTCGTCAGCAATGAAGTGATGCAATTTTCGCTTTGCAGTGTCATAGACCCACGCCTCACTAGACCCATGTAGTTTAACAGGGTGCAGACTAGTAAGGTCAAGTTTTGTTGCAGTATCTTTGAACGTTTTAAGGTACTTGAGTTTTGCAACTAGTTTTTCAACAGGTACTGCTTTACGTTGACGAGGAGTCTTTGCGGCTTTCTTAACGTTTACATATGCATTTAGATCGTTCAGCACTTGTTCGATAAACTTTACAATGTTGCGAACCTGAATCTTAGTCAAGTGTGCATAACCTTGCACCAATTGAGCATCTTTGCCCTTTTGCAATTCTTCAAATTCGTTTAGTTTTTTCTTCCAAGCT